ATTATTTCTTTTAAAAGGTATTACTTGTGCATAAGGCGTACCCTTTTTAAGTGTTGTTTCAAGATTAGGATATTTATCACCATTTAATACTATAGGAAAATTTATTTCTTTATGAAAAGTATCCGTATCTACAATAGCAGGTATAATAGTAAATCTATCATCTGCATTATTTAATGGAGGAACAAATAAACAAGAATAACCAGGGGGTGTTTTTATTATCCAAGGATTAGCAATTTTATAAAATGGTAAATTTTTATTTTTTTCAACATGTGGAGAACCTTCTAATTGTCCTATAGGATGGTTAGATAGATGAGTTCCATCATTAATATTTATACCTTCACTTGGCATATTTTTTTCAATAGGACACCCATAAAAAGAATCTTTAAATTCTTTTCCATTTTTGTCTTTGTTAGTAACATTGTGATGAATAGTAATATCAACTGGTATTGATAAGGAATAACCAAAAGTCAAACTGTCTAATACAGGAATACATCCCTTAATTGTTCTATTGTTTACAGAATGCTCTAGTTTTTTATACCAGTCTGGTATGTTTAATTTAATAGGTTTTGGATAATCTTGTTTTAAATTAAAATATGATTTAGGTGCAATAAACTCAATTTGTTTTTCTAACATAAATTAGTATTACTACTAATTATTTTAAAAATCAAGTTTTACTAGCCAATCTCGTGTATATGTACAAAATCAATAGAATTATCTGAACAATGTTTTTCCCAATTTATAGGATAAGTAAGAGAACTTTTATCAACTGTTGGAAGATAATCTACATATGCTTTTAATCTCACACCAAATTGTTTTGAACTATTACCTTTTAAATAATCATTTGCTCTAGTAGTAAATTGATCAAATTTATTTTGTAAACCAGCTTCATCTGGCATTGTTAATTCTGATTCAAGATCTGTGAAAGTTGCAGCCGACCCATCAATAGTTACCTCTTTTTGATTTGTAACATAACTATTAAAATCACTATCTGAAATATCAATTTCAGTTTTTAAGTGTGAAGCAATATTTGCATCTGCAGCGTCTGCATCAGATTTTGATATTACCAAAAAATTTCCGTTATCTAATAATATTTTTGCCATGTTATGCTCCTAAATCTTCGTAAACTATTAATGCACCTGGTTGTCCTGTGCCGCCTGGAAAATTAGGGTTTGTTGTTTGTGCACCACCACCAGGTCCACTCCCACCTACGCTGGGTATACCACCAGCTATGCTGGCAGATCTCGAGTATTCTCCAAAATTACCTGGGCCATAATCTACAACTAAATGATTTCCAGTTGAAGCCGATGTATTACCTGCATTCCCTGGAGGTCCACCGGGAGGGGTTACTGCTTGTCCACCATTTCCTTGTCCACCTGTTGCATTATTTCCAAAAGTAGTACTTCCAGCAGCACCACCTACAGCAAAAGCTGATGTAGAAGGTTGTGATATTGGAATTAAGAATGCTCCTCCGCCGCCTGCTCCACCATTTCCACCAGTTCCTGATGAGTTATAAGCCCCTCGACCACCGGGACCACCCCCACCTAAACAGTAAGCTAAAATTTTTGTAGCGTTTGGTTGTGCTACGTGGTTTCCACTATTAGGACCTCTATCTGCTCTAGTCTGAATCATATTTGCTCCACCAGCTGCACCCGTTGAGGCAGCAGTTAATCTTCCTTGAGCATCAACTGTAATTGATGCAAGTGTATAAGATCCTGCACTTACTGCAGTATCTGCTAGTTTAGCAGCAGTTACATTGTCGTCTAAAATTTTGGCTGTCGTTACTGCGTCATCGGCAATTTTAGCCGTAGTTACATTCGCATCTAAAATTCCTGCGGTTACGACTGCGTTGTTTGAAATTTGTGCGGCTCTTACAGCATCATCAGCTATTTTTGCGTTAGTCACTGCATCATCAGCAATTTGTGCAGTTCCTATAGTTCCACCTAATGTGTCTAATGCTATCTCATTTAAATTTGTTCCGTCAGAATAAGCTGCAACTATTTTTGCTTCAGCAGGAGTAAATCCTGTTCCACTTACAGTTTTAATTGTAAGATTAGTTATTCCACCAACTGCGGATAAATCAAAAATATAAAATTTCTCAATTGAATTTGGAATTGTTACTACTGATGCACCTGTTAAGGTTCCAGTAAATTTAATTACCATATTTCTTGCATTTGATAATGCACCATCAGACATTGCAAGAGCTACAGTTCCACCATTTGTTAATGCAACTGCTTCATAACCAGCTATTGCTTGTTGAACTAATTTTAAATTTTCATTTGTATTATCACCCCATGTACCAGCGTTTTCGCCAGTTACCATAAGCTCTAATTTTAAATCTGTTGAATAACTTGAAGCCATAATTTTGTTCTCCTAAATAATAATAATTTTACCTTACTTATGCTGCTAGATCAACCTCTGACCAAACATTATTTACTCCTGGATCTACTTCAGACCATGCTGTTATATTAGTACTACCAGCTGAGCTTGTCAATTCTATACCACTAACAGTCACATTTGCAATACCAGTGACAGTTGCTTGACCTATTAATGACAATAATTGTTGTCCAGCAACACCTTGATTTTGACCTGGAATATCCTCTGTTTGTCCAAGACTCATTGTAGCTTGAATTCCAGTCGGTTGTTCAACTGTTGTTTGTACAAGAGCCGTTGTGCCTAAACTCATTGTAGCTTGAATTCCAGTTACATCTACTGGAGTTTTTAATCCACCAACTGTGGCTCCTATTGACATAGTTGCTTGTATTCCAGTTAGTTGAATATTTGTATTTCCAACAACAGAAGCGATTGATCCAACTTCTGAATCTAATTGATCTTCAGAAGCAAGTACAGTTATACCAACATCACTTATAATAGAGAATGATGGATTTGCGTAAGTCATTGTTAATGCTGGTGCACTAACAGAAACTTCTACATCAGTGAAGGCGTTTGCAGCTGGGAAATTAATTGTAGAAGTTAAAGCACTCATTTGTGCTAACGCAGAATAATTTACACCCCAACCTAAATTACCCCAAGTATCTCTGCCCCAACCTGATCCAATTAAAAAAGTAGGATCAATAGTAACTGATCCCGCAGTAGTTGTTGCTTGTGATCCAGTAACATTGGCTCCAATACCAATTGTTTCTTCTCCCATAGCAGAAGTAAGTTCTAAACCAGTTAAAGTTAAATCTACAGAGGTACCACCAACGGAAGTTGGCGTTGCAAAAGCTAATTGTATTCCAGTAACATCTACTGAACCTTCAGCAACAATTGATTCTGATACAGAACCAATTGAAGAAGTTAATTGTTGTCCAGCTAATATAGGATTAGTTCCAGAAAGGTCTCCCCATTCATTTTCACCCCATGTATCTCCACCCCAACCAACTTGAATGTCAGCATCGATTGTAATGTTTCCAATACTAAAAGTTGCAAGTGATCCAGTTGCAGTTAAACCAACATCTCCTTGAGCTGCCCAACTTCCTTGTCCCCATTCTAATGCACCCCAAGTATCTGAAGTAATATTAGCTTGGCCACCCATACCAGCGTGATTAGAACAATAATAATATATTGAAGACGGTGCTGTATTTGCTACAACAATTTGTGTAAAAGCTCCTGATTGTCCTGGAGTCCCACTTGTAGTAACTCCATCTGTATATGGAGTTGAGTTTCCAGAATCTGATGAAAATACTAAGGGATGAGTATTGTTAGATGCATCAGATTGATCAAATTTATAAGTAGCCCCTTTTGCTAATGAGATAGTAGGGGTAAGTACACTATCTAAATAATATTTGTTGCCCGATCCAGGATTAGAAACTGTAACAGTAAATGTTTTTGTTGTCACTAGATCGGGCTCCCATAATTATTATGCTATTCTTAATATCGCAGCAGATGTTGTAAATGCTGGGAATTGAATAGTAAATGTTCCAGATGTTGCAGTTTTATCAGAACCAAAATCTAATACAGCAACTGCGTCAGTAGTACTTGAACCACCGTCTGTAGTTGTATTGTAAATTAATGCTCCTCTTGCAGTAAGAGTTACACCAGTAAATGATAAGTCAGCAAAATCAGTTATTGCAACTGAAGATGAAACTTTAACTCCTTGATTTACAAGAGCTTTACCACCAGCTGAATATCCAGATGGTGAAGAAACTTCTTGAGCCGTAGAATAGTTTTCTGTTGATTTTCCTAAAGTTGCTGAACTTGTATACATCGCTAATTTATATGTATCAGATGATGTATCAAAATCGTGTTTTCCTTGAAGTAATTCTTTTTTAAAAGAATTACAGATTGCGTTTGTTGTTATAGCCATAATTGTTCTCCTTTATAAATTTATGGAGATGGTGATTCAATTTTTATTCTTGGAACACCATCATCAAATTCTGCACGTCTTCTTCTGCCCATTTGTTGTAGAGCAAAATTTTGTACTTCTTCAGTATACTTTGTTTGATAGAGGTTGTATAGATTGTCTGGTCCTTTTAAGAATCTAAAAGCCTCAGACAACACTCCATGTAATAACATCGACTCTTGATAAGTAGATAAAAAAGTATTGTTTGTTGAAGTAAACTGTGGTGGATCAATTATATAATTGATTTGAACAGTATATGCAGAATCTGGTGTAGGTGCTACTAAAGCTGTGAAATCATCCCAATTTGCCCAATATTTCGGAGTGCCTGTTGCTCCAGAATTATTATATTCGGATATAAAACTAGTATCTCTTTTTTCACAAAAAGTTCTATCATTACTACTATCGATAACTTGAATAGATCTTATGATCATACAATCAGCAGGTAAACTTAAATATCTATTTGAAGCAGTAAAAGATGACGTAGAATATTTTCTTAGATCATCATAATCAACTTTGCCAGCAACATCTAATTCTACAGATCTAATAAAATCTTGTATAATAGCATCTGTTAAAACATTACTATCTACTTCAGTATAATTTCTTACTTGAGTTAAAAAATTTGAATAAGTTGTAGCCATTATGTAATACTCACCGTTGTGTTTCCAATTAACGAATCTAATTGTCTTCTTCTATTTTGTAAAGATGGATCAGCAGGTATCATAGCACTTGTGCCTTGATTAATAAATGCAAAATCACCTGGTAAAGTTAAATTAGCAACTCCAACAAAAATTCCTCCAGAATCTGCAATTGTATTATCATTTGGAGCTTGTGGATTAATAGTTGATATATCAGTAGGTTGTTGAAACTTCATAGTTCTTGGATTCTGTAAAGCTATAGCATCAGCTTTGTGATATGGTGGATCAAGTTGTGGGTGTTTTGGTTCAAACTCAGATATATGTACTAAAGAACCGTTCCATTCTTTTACCATTTCTCTATAAGGAAATGCTTGACCTGATCTATCTGATATTGCTTTTGATCTTTTTCCACTTGCAAAACTCATTATACACCATCTCCAAAATAAGTTTGAGGAGAAATATAAACAGAAGTTCTTGAACCATCTTCATTTAATGCTCTTAATAACTCATCCTCATATAATTGTTTTAATAATTGTATTCTATCTGGTGCTCTTTTTTGTGATAAATAATATGCAAGACCAGAACACATACATGGTAGAAATCTAAAAGGAACATCTGCATTATTAGTAAAAGCTCCAGCATCTTCAATTCTATCAATTGAATAATATTTTAAAGTTGTATAAGTAGAAGCATCTGGTGCAAGATAAACACTTATAGTTGGTTGTGTTTGTCTGTTAACATAATATTGTGAAGGTTGACCAGTTGCTAATTTATTTGGTAACGCAGAGTAAGCAGATCTATCTATTTTTGTTAATGCAATATCTTGAGTTGAAGATGTTCCTTGACCAGTAATATTTTGCACTGCTACCCCAGAGGCATGAGCAACTGCCGAAGAACCTAAAGCTCCTCTTGTAGCTCCAGTTAATGTGTTTGTAGATTTACCAGTGTATGTAATAAATTCTAAACCAATTTGAACTGTGCCACTTGAAGCAAACGCAGAACCGTCAGTTAAAACAATACTTGTAGCAGAATTTGTTAAAGCAGTACTTAGAGTTCCATTCACTGCACCAGTTGAAGATATATACGCTTCAAGAACATCATTTACTTGAGTTGGAACAGAATAAGTTGCAACTCCTGCTGTAAATATAATTTGATTTAGATTTACTTTCCAAAGGTGAACACCTCTGTTTCCCCATTCTGAAAATAAAAGATTTAAACTTCTTCTAGCACTTCTTATGTCATTTCCACTATTAGTTCGTAAGCCACATCTCTCGTAAGCTTCTTCAATAATATCATCGATTTGTAAATCGAATACTGTAGTTCCTGACGTTGCCATAATTCATTA